TGCACGACAAGGAGCGCACCGGCCAGTCGCGCGGCCGGCCCATCGTCTCGGCGGTGATGCGCGAATTTCACATGACGGGCAAGTACGCCAGCAACGAGCTGCAGGCGAGCCTGGCCAATTCGCTGGTCGCCGCTTTTCTGGAATCCAACCTCGATCAGGAATCGGCGGCGGCGCTGTTTGGCGACGACCCGCGCGGCGCGTGGAAAGACTCGATGCGCCAGGCGCAGAGCATCGGCAAGCTGCAGGGCGCGGCGGTCATTCCGCTGCCCGTGGGCGCGCGCATGAGCAGCTTCACGCCAGGGCGGCCCAACGTGGCCTTTGCCGCCTTCATGGAAGTGCTGGAGCGCCAGATCGGCGTGGGCGTGAACCTGCCGCGCGAATTGCTCATGAAGGACTTCAGCAAGACGAGCTGGTCCAGCGCCCGGGCGACGCTGCTGGAGGCCTGGCGCTACTTTCACGGCCGGCGCCGCTGGCTGATGGACTACTGGCTGCAGCCGATCTATGCGCTGTGGTTTGAGGAAGCCGTGAACGCGGGCGAGATCGAGGCGCCGGGTTTTTACGCCAATCGGTACGCGTACCTGCGCTGCAAGTTCATCTTTGGCGGGCGTGGCTGGGTGGACCCGGTCAAGGAGGCGCAAGCCGCCGTCATGCGCATGGACGCGGGCCTCTCGACGCTGGAAAAGGAATGCGCGGAGCAGGGCGACGACTACGAGGAAGTGCTGGACCAGTTGGCTGTCGAGCGCGCGATGAAGCTGGCGCGCGGCTTGCCGCTCGATGCGGCAGCGCCCGTGCAGACGTCTGCACAGCCTGAAGTGCCTGAAGACGACAAGGAAGAAGGCAAGAAAGAGGGCGATGACGAAGCCGCGCCCGGCCCGGCCCCATCGAAAGACGAATCATGAAGTACCCCCACCTGGCCGCCCGCATCTTCAACACGCCGCTGCTCGTGCATCCGCAAAAGCTGGACGCCATCATCGCCGGCCTGGGCGAGCGCCTGGCGGGCGCGCCGCTCGGGCTGCCCCAGGCTGACAGCCAGCCGGCCCTGCCGGCCATGTTCACCACCCGCAGGGGCGAGCGCACCGAGCGCGGCTACCGCGTGGTCGAGGGCGTGGCGGTGCTGGGCATTGGCGGCGCGCTGGTGCACCGCTCGCGCATGGAGGCCGATTCGACCTTTCTGCTGGGCTACAACGATGTGGCCGCCGACCTGGAAGACGCGATGGGCAACCCGGACATCCACGCGGTGCTGCAGGTGTACGACAGCCCGGGCGGCGAAGTGGCCGGCGCCTTTGAATACGCCGAGCGCGTGATGGCTCTGCGCGGCAAGAAGCCGATGGTCGCCATGGCCGACAGCATGGCTGCGTCGGCTGCCTATCTGGGCGCGAGCGCCGCCGACGAGCTGGTGCTCACCGCCACCAGCTATGCGGGCTCGATTGGCGTGGTCATGCGCCACGTGGACTTGTCCAAGGCGCTGGCCAGCGAGGGCGTGGCGGTCACGCACATCTTTGCCGGCGCCCACAAGGTCGATGGCAATGCGTTCGAACCGCTGCCCGCCGCCGTGCTGGCCGAGCTGCAAGGCGAGATGAACAGCCTGTACGACGAGTTCATTGCCGCCGTGGCGCTGCACCGGGGCATGCCGCCCGCAGCCGTTCGCAAGACGCAGGCGGCGATGTACCGGGGCGTGGCCGCCATTGGCGCGGGCCTGGCCGACCGCCTCTCGACCACCGACCAGATGATTTCCGAATTGGCCGCGCAGCGTGCGCGGTCTTACCCCGCCGGGCCGTCCGCCCGAGCCAACGCCAACGACAACAACACTCAAGGATCTTCCATGTCAGGCAACACCACCCCCGGCGGTTCAACCCCCGCCAATTCCGCATCCGCAGCCGCCAGCTTCATGCAGGCCGATGTGGACACCGCGCGCGCGCAAGGAGCTTCCGCCGAGCGCGCCCGCGTGGGCGCCATCCTGGGCCACCAGGGCGCTGGCGCCAACATGGCCCTGGCCGTGCAGTGCATCAACACCGGCTTGAGCACCGAGCAGGCCAGCGCCATCCTGGGCGCCGCCGCCCCGGCCGCTGCCGCGCCTGCCCAGGCCGCCGGCAACCCGTTTGCCGCTGCCATGGCGCAAGTCGGCAACCCGAAAGTCTCGGGTGTCGAGGGCCGGGCCGATGCGCAGGACGACCCGGTTGCGCTGGCCGGCTCCTGGAACCGCGCCTTTGGCATCGCCGGCAAATAAGCCACCCCACACACCGATTCACGCAACAGGACCACTCCCATGACCACCCTTACCGAAGACCGCCACGCCGGCGAACACGTCATCAGCGAAGCCAACGGCACGCGCTCGCGCGATGTCGTCACGCTCGCCTCGGGCCAGAACCTCGCCGCCGGCGCTGTGCTGGGGCGCATCACCGCCAGCGGCAAGCACGTCTTGCTCGCGCCCGCCGCCAACGACGGCAGCGAAGTCGCCTGCGCCGTGCTGTTTGCGCCCGTCAACGCCGGCGCCGCCGACAAGGCCGCTGTCGTCAATGCCCGCGACACCGAAGTGCAGGGCGCCTGCCTCACCTGGCCTGCCGGCATTGATGCCGGCGATAAAGCTGGCGCCACTGCCGAACTCAAGGCGCTGGGCATCGTCATCCGCTGATCGCCCGATAACCCACTTCCCCCCTACACCTCACAGACAAGGACAAGACACATGGCCCACATCGATGTTTTCAATCAACGCGCCTTCGGCATGGTCGAGCTTTCGGGCGCCGTGCAGCGCGCCCCGTACAAGCCGCGCTTTTTGGGCAACCTGAACCTGTTCACCAACAAGCGCGTGCGCACGCCGCTGGTCTCCATCGAAGGCAAGAGCGGCGTGCTGTCCTTGATCCAGACCAGCGAGCGCGGCGCCCCGCTGCAGGAAGGCACCCGCGAAAAGCGCGACATGCGCGACTTTCGCACCGCCCGCATCGCGCGCGGCCAAACGCTGTACGCCACCGAACTCGACGGCATCCGGGCGTTCGGCACCGAGAGCGAACTGCAGAGCGTGCAAAACGAGATTGCCGACATCATGGACGGCGCTACCGGCCTGCGCGCTGCGGTCGAGCTGACGCACGAGAACATGCGCCTGGGCGCTGTCCAAGGCATCGTCGTGGACGCGGACGGCAGCACCATCTACAACTGGTTCAACGAGTTCGGCATTGCCCAGCCCGACGAGCTGGACTTCGACCTGGACAACGCCGCGCCCGCCTCGGGCGCCGTGCGCAAGCAGTGCAATGCCGTGGTGCGCGCCATGCAGCGCGCCGCTGCCGGCGCCTGGCTGGACGGCAACACCTACGCCGTGGGCCTGTGCGGCGATGCGTTCTGGGACGACCTCACGGCCCACCCGGAAGTGCGCGCCACGTTCCTGAACCAGCAGCAAGCCAGCGAACTGCGCAGCAACGTCGGCCGGGCCTTCAGCTCGTTCTTGTATGGCGACATCCTGTTCGTGAACTACCGGGGCACGGACGACAAGAGCACGGTGGCAGTCGGCAGCGACAAGTGCAAGTTCTTCCCAGCCGAGGCACCCGGCGCTTTCGTCTCGGCTTTCTCGCCCGGCGAGTTCCTGCCGTTCGTCAACACCCCGGGCCAGGACGTCTACGCCATGGTCATCATCGACAAGGACCGCCAGGCCTGGGCCCGGCCCGAGATCTACAGCTATCCGCTCTTTATCTGCACGCGCCCGGGCATGCTGCAGCGGGCCAAGCGGACCTGAGCGCGGAGCTGATTCGCCATGACGCTTGCACCCTTTGCCGACATCGACGCCCTGATCAACCAGGGCTGCGCGGCCACGCTGGCCAACGGCCGGGCATCCTATAAGGGCGGCCTGCCATTCAACGTGATCTTCGAGCGCGCGCCTGCCGATTCATTCGACGGCACGGTCAATGCCTCGGCGCGCACCTGCGCTTTTGATGCGGCGCTGGCGCCCGGCATTGCCGAGGGCCACGAGCTGCAGATCAACGGCATGGTGTTTCTCGTGAGCAGCGGCGCCGAGCCGGACGAGACCGGCTGGGTCGAGCTGCGCGTTTTCCCAAAGGCTTGAGCGATGCTTTCCCTCGAACCCATCCTCAAGACGCGCCTGAAGGCGCTGCCCGCGCTCACGGCCTGGGCAGTGCACGGCGGCACCGACCTGGCCGACCGTCGCGTGTTGCCAGCGGCCGAGGTTGCCTGCGAGGGCGCAGCTGTCACCGCTGCCCAGGCCGGCGGCGTGAAGGTCGAGCCCAGCTGGACCGTCACGCTCGTGGTGCGCCGCAGCGACGAGGCGGCCGGGCAGCTGGACGCCGCTTTTGCCGCCGTGGTCGCCACCCTGCACAACTTCACGCCTGCCAATGTCTCAGGCCGCTACTGGTCGGCGCTGGCTTTGAAGCGCGTGGAGGCCCCGCTCTTTGGCGACGAGGGTCTGGCCGGCATCGCCCTGACGTTTTCCACCGGCGCCGCCTACCTCGCAAGCCGCGCTTGACTCCCACAACCAATAAATCATCTCTCAGGAACCCACCATGGCCCAAGCCACCTCCCGCATCTTTCGCCCCGTGCTCAACGCCGGCACCGTCTACGCCCGCCTGGCCGGCAGCGCCGCGCCCATGCAGTCCATCGGCGGCATCGAGGAACTCAAACTCGACATCAAGGAAGACACCAAGAAGCAGACCGACTACAGCCGCGCCGGCGGCGGCACGCGCGCGCAGGTCAAGCGCATCGAGTCCATTAATCTTTCGGCCAAGCTGCAGGACGTGAACGCCACCAACCTGGCGCGCGCCGTGTTCGGCACGGCCTCGGCCGTCGAGGGCGCCACGATCACGGGCGAAGCGGTCACGGCCTACCGGGGCGGCCTGATCCGCTTGGCGCACATCAACCCCAGCGCCGTGACCGTCAAAAAGGCGACCGTGGCTGTTCCGGCTGCGGGCAGCTATGAAGTGCGCCCCGAAGGCATTTTCGTCTTTGACGGCGCCACTGGCATCGCGGACGCCGACGCGCTCACCGTGGACTACACGCACGGCAGCTACGACCTGATCGAGGCCATCACCACCGCCGCGCCGATTCTGGAAATGGCCTACGCCGGCGTGAACGAGGCCGACAACGGCAACCCCAGCACCGTGGACATCTTTCGCGTGCAGCTGGGCGCGACCAAGAGCTTTGGCCTCATTGACAAGGACTTCGGCTCGCTGGAGATCGAGGGCGAGGTGCTGGTGGACCCGACCAAGACCGGCGCGGGCACCAGCCGGTTCTTCCGGGTGCAGATCGCCTAACTAAAACCCCTTGCCAGGCACGGCGCTGAGAAGCGCTGTGCGGCTTCAAGTGCGTCCTTCTCGGGCGCAGTTGAAGCCGCTGCATTGCCTAACCCTTAACCCGAGACCCGCCCAACATGGCCATGAAGCCCATCGAGATCCTGATCAACGCCAAGGACAACGCGTCTGCGGTGTTCGACAGCCTGCGCGCGCGGATCGCCGCCGTGGGCGTGGCGATCCTGGGCTAC